ATACCAACTATACTATCATACAAGCCATCAAAGAAGCCAATAATTTCGTCAATTATTGCTTTTAATCTTTCAGGATCAAATAATAATAATGCAAGTCCAGCCAATGTACCTAAAAGGCTAGCTTTATTAAGAAAGCCATCTGCGAATCTTTCAAAACTAGAAGCCATACTATCTAAACCAACGGCCATTCGTTCTAAAAGAGAGTTAGCATCTTCTTGTAACTTTTTAGCTTCGCGAGTTTCTTCTTCAGTTGAAGCCAATTCCTTTATTTGATTAATTTGATCCATTGCTAATTGGCGTTCTTCTTCGCTAATTTCTGGATTATTTAAAGTAGTGACAGCTTGGTTAAATAGATCACGTAAAAGTAATGAATTTTCATTTGCGTCACTATTTAACGCTTCTATTTTTTTATCTAGCTCAGAAGTAGATAGTTCAAATTGAGCAGCATCTTTTTCAGTAGTAAATTTTTTAGTAAGTTCAGCTAAGCTATTTGTTTGTGATTCGCTTAACTGAGTAAGTAAACTTGCATTATCTTTTTGTAAATTAGCAAGAGACTTTCCAACATTCATTAGACTTAGATTAAGAGATTTTTGTAATACCTTATCGCCTGCTAGTTTTGCTTTATCGTATTCTGCGCGGAGTTTTACTCGTTTTGCTTCTTCATCGCGCTGCGCTTTACGAGAAGCTTCTAACTCTTCTCTAATACGATCTAGACCGTTCATAGGATTATCTACAGCCATTTACGTCTCTCTCATCGACTTTGTTGTTTTAACCTTTGGTTTTCATCTTTAATGTATTGCTGTAACAGCATAACATAAATCTCTCTTTCCCAAGGTAGCATATCATCTAATTCAGCTAACGAATATTTGTGATGCTGCAATAACGCAAAATTAGTCTTATAATGATTCTCCAATGATTCATGAGAGAGACATATTAGAAAAAATTTTGCAAACCTTCGACAGCAATTTTATTCTCTTCTTTGCAATGCGTACATGTAAAATCAATATCATGTTTTAGCTTTGGCATATCATCAAAGAAAGAAACTATCTTTTTAAACTGATCTGATGTAAGCGATTCAATAAATTCGAGTATACTTTTTTCAGATTCATTCTCAGCTGGATATACGTTATCAGCATCGTATATCGATTCGATAGCTGAAGCAATTGCTGCTAATGCGCTGTTTGCTTCGTTTAAACTATTCAGCTGTCTATATAATCCCTTTACCGTTGGGTATTTAAGCATTACGCCAACCGTATCAGTTAATTCTATTTTAGCAGTTGGCTTAATTTCGCCTACAACATTTACAGAGCTTAAATCAATATTTACTTCATTTGGCGTTTCGCACTTAATACATTTAACTTTTAATTTAGCGTTTTCACCTACTGATTTAGTTCTCAATTTTAGGAAAATATATTCAAGGTCAAACATAGTTAAATTGTCAACCTTAATTTTTCCTTCAGTACATCCAGCAATCGTATCTCGTAATGCTGTAATCATTTGAGACTGATCTTTAGACTCAAATGCCATCATTAATATCTTTTCTTCTTTGACCAAGTATGGCCTGTATTCAATACTCTCTTTGGTGCTTGGTACTACTAACGTATGCTTTGATGATACTAATTTAGGTAATGCCATATTGCTTTTCTCCAATAATTAAACAATTATATAACTAACCAACCAAACCTTTTACTGCGGCCGAACCTCTTGAAATAACAGATTTTCCAGCATTGATAAGTGCTCCACCAGCTGATGGAATAGCTCCACTTAAACTAGAGCCAAATATATTTTTAACCTTTCCAGAAACTTGTGAAACAATACTTCCTAATCCACCTTGATATACCGTCGTGATAGAAGAAGTATTAGCACCAATCTTATCTCGTAATATACTTGTAATGATATTGAGCTGAGCGGTAAGCTCACCAGCCAATTCAGATTTTAATCCAGCCAATATAGTTTCACCTTGACTACCCAAATCTCCAAATGGAGAAAACGGTACTGATGGCATTAATGGATTAGGAAACGAAAGTGCATCTCTTAAATCTGCTAATGACGTGGCTAAACTAAAAAACGTTGTATTGGTTTTATAGTTATCATATGTGAGTGTGACAGTTACTTTCATTACCTGATTTTCTGCAGCATTAGATAATTCAATAGCTGTCATAGTAATTGGATATGCGTTTTGTAAAGTTACCTTATGAATCATCTGCGACTTAGGGCTTAGCACAGTAATAGTAAAATCTGAAGCATATTGTTTTTTGTAATATACTTTACCATCTACGTCATTGATAACACACTTCATCCACTTATCAAATAAGTTTTTCATGTAAAAATCGTTAGTAACCAAAAAGGTTAATGTCACATCGTCATTAATAAATGTGTATGGAACCTTTACTGCATTTTTAGTTGTCGCATATTCTGTGGTTGAAAATGATCTACCTGGTAAAGAAGCAGATTCGCATAATGCATTCACTAACCATACGTTTGGATTAATTGACGCTGGGCCAGTGAAGGTTACGGCAAAATAGTTTGGTTTAGCTAGACCACCTCTTTCCGAGATCTTAGCGCTTAAACTATCAATAGGATTTTTAAAAATCATAATTATCTTCCTACACTCTTTCTAGACTCTTTCCATATGTTATCTCGAGTATCCTTTTTAAACTGCTCTGTTGGTAAGAACATTGCTACTTCCCATTCAGTAGCATCAACTATTACTGGAGAATTTTTTACATTACTATATAAGTATCTTTTAAAGCATGGTGCAAACCATCTTAGTTTACTCGAGCTTTTTAATAAATCATACGAAAGTTTAAACTTAGTTGATTCATCATACCGAGTATTATTGGTTATGTCTAATAACGCAGTAAACATTTTAGCTCTTAGTATTGGCGGAAGATAGTGGAGATTAATTCCGTAAAATCCGCCAGGTGCTGGTTCGACCATAATTGTTAATGGGAACCTATCATAATATGGAAGAGTCTTTTTATGTTTAGGATCATAAAAATACATATACATAGAACCAACACGTAATCTATTTTTAGCTCTTACGGCTGGATCACTTAATAGTTTAGTGCGACTTACATTACGTAAATCTTTTAATTTATTCATGAACCATTTACGAGACTCAACAGTGCGTGGAGCTACTCCAGCCTTGAATGCTTGTGCTTGGTACTTGTCGAAAAGTGAGTCTGCCATAATACCTATTTATATGTACAATTAATGGTCTTTATGATATAATAATAGAGTTCATCTGAGGGTTGGGGTATTACCCAGTAAGTAATTTAATACCCAATGACTTTAAAATATCTTCATGCCATATTTCAAAATGGTATCCACGCTCGGTGGCATACTTACTAGCGGCTATCCATTTAGATTCATTTTTAATATATGTCATTACTTCTGTGACATACTTTTTAGTTTGTCTGGCTGGTCTTTGAGGAGGAACAGTCTGTGACTTTGGCTTTATTTCTACTAACACTGTTCTGCCATTAGCAAATTTTATTTTTAAATCTATAAAGTATCTGTGTATTTTATTATCAGTTTTGCACTGATATGGTATAACAGTTTCTTCAGAAGACCATGCAATAACGTCGGTACGATCTTCACACCAACGAAAAGCTTGTCGCTCCCATAAAGATCGATACGTAACATTTGATGCATCACCAATGTACTTATCAAGTCTCTTTATTTTATATTTGCCTTTATAAGTCTTTGCCATAAATATATAAATAGAATTAGTATATGTTAAACTTATTTATAATAGGTCATTAGTAATATCTATGGAAGCAAGTAATCATTTTTTTCCAAAAAATCTTATTGGTGCAAACGTGCCATTCATGCGGATTACTGCTAATCAGTATCAGTATGGTGGTGGTGGCCCAATTCGTGGATCTTTATCGATTTATCATCCGCCAAACGTAACATTTGGAGATGGTGCTACCTTTGGATCAATTGATATGGGTCCTATTGGATCTACGCTCATGAGAGGAATGGAGACAGGTGATATTACAGGAACAGCAGAAACTGCTAATGCGCAAATCGCCTCGTCAACTGATTTAAGAACAATGATAGCAACAAAGATTGCTATGTCATCGGGTCTCGGTTCGACTATTCCTGGTGTAGAAAATCTTTCTGATATTTATAGCCTATCAAAAGGTAAAGCAGTGAATCCTAACACTGTGACGTCATTTCAAAATATGACAGTAAGATCATTTACCTTTACATTTAAACTAATTCCTGAAGACCCTTCTGAATCAGAATCGATTAGAAATATTATAAACTTTTTTAGAAAAGAAATGTATGCTGCGCAAAGTGATGCTGGTTACTTACTATCGTATCCATCAACATTTACAATTAAATTCTATTCGCAAGATGGAAAGGAAAATTTATATTATCCTAAAATATACGAGTGCTTTTTAACTGGAATGAGTAGTGCATACTCCACGGCCGGTGGGAATATGCATTTTGATGGTGGAGCTCCATTGGATGTTGATTTATCATTTACCTTTCAAGAAACAAAGGTGCTTACACGCGGCGATATTAATGAGCATGGTGGAGACTAATGTTAAACTTTTTTAAATCCTTTCCATTAATACAATATCAAATCGATAATGAAAGTGTTGATACTTCGATCATTGTTGATATCACTCGAAATATTAGAGTGTATTTAAATGAATTAGATAATGCTAATGCTTATCTTTATAAAGAAATAAATGATGGCTCTAGACCTGATCAATTATCAATGGAGCTTTATCAAACACCAAGTTACTGGTGGACGTTTTTTGTTATAAACGATAGCTTGAGTACAGGTCTTCATTCTTGGCCAAAGTCGGCGTTAGAACTAGAAAATTACATCGATGAAAAATACCCTCATATAGTATTCACTCCAGAACTAAGAACTGGTAGAACTGGTACGCAACATTGGATCCATAATTATAATCTTCTTATTGGAGAAGAAGTGCTAGGACTATCATCTGGTGCTAGAGGTGTTGTTGTTGAAATACAACCTGAGCTTAATTCGGTCGTTATTCGAAAAACAAATACAATACCTTTTCAAAATGAGAATACTGCCTTTCTTACTTCTGCATTCGCCTTTCCAGCAAATATTAATTATAGAAATATATTTACTCCTCAAAAAGATGGGGCGCATCATTATGTGAATGCTGCAGGTACGTCTGTTGAACGGCTGATTTTTTCTCAAACTGACCCACAGCTTCCAGTAACGAATTACGAATATGAGACCGAAGTAAACGATAGAAAGACTCAATTAAGAGTTTTAAACAGATCTGTTGTTGATGAATTTGCTACTCGCTTTCGTTCATTAATTAATAAGTGAAATAGATAATGTCGATTCAGAAGGGATTACATCCTACAGATTTAAGTGCAATTGATCCGGATTCATTCCGACTACTTGTTAGTATTGAAGGTGCTAACGGTAAAGAAAGAGAAATTTCTCAATTGGTTCAGAAGATGGTAATCTATGAATCAATATTTCAACAAGCGCTGATAGCTGAATTCGATATTGCTGATGGTGTATCTCTCTTTGAAGATTTGCAAATTTCTGGTAATGAAAAGATATCTTCAATAGTAACTAAACAAAACGATAAAAGCTCTCCTCCTATTAGCATACAAAATGATTGGTATATTTTAGATATTCCTACGTATGGTAAACCAAAGCCAGACATGGCTGCGTATCGGATACGTTGCATTTCTTCATTTGGATTAGTATCAACGGCAAGAAGAGTTTCAGCTAAATTATCCGGAACATCGATTGAAATATTGCGTGAGTTATATCGACAAGTTGGAGCTCCAGTCACGGTATTAGATGATCAATCGCTTGGTACTATGAAGTTTATTCCACCTCGATTAACTTATTCAGATGCAATTAAGAATATACTACAAAAGAGTATGACGCCGAATGGCTCTCCATTCTTTGCGTATCAGACGTTTCATGATTCTCAATATGTTTTAAATTCTTATAATAATATGATTACTAGTGACACTTTAGATTCATATAATCATGGTACATTCTTTAGTGCTGAAGCTCAGACTGATGCTTCCTTTGAAGAAAAGCGTCGTAGAATATTAGAAGCATCAAGTAATATAGGGTTCTCTCCATATAAGTCTTTAAAGAATGGCTCGTACGTGACACGTACACACGCGCTAGACATATCAAATAAAACATACAACGCTATAGATTTTAATGCGTTCACCGATAAGATACCTTTAATTGACGGCCCTCAATCTGATTTAGTTTGGAATCCAGAGTTTAATGTGTCGGGTGTAAGCCCAGCAACTCTTACTGATACGTATAATATTTTTATTCACCAAAATTCTTTGGCAATGATTGATTCAAATGAAATCAACTATCATCAGTTTAGTGCATATAAATTAGCAACAAAACATTCGATCTATTCTAACTTAGAACAGCTAGAACATTCAATACGTTTAAATGGTGATTCACGTTTAACGCCAGGTTCTATTATCGAATTGTATTTTCCCAAGACTGGACAAGTTGAAGGAGCAGGTCGTGAGAATGATGAATTCATGAGTGGTAGATATTTAATAGTATCAAGCACGCATTCATTTGATTCAAGTGGATATTACACACGAGTAAAAGTACGTAGAGATTCGGTGCATAAACGATGAACACATTTATGAATACAGATTTTGCTTGGTTCCATGGCGTCGTTGAAGACCGAGCAGATCCTTTATATTTAAACAGAGTAAGAGTTCGATGCTTTGGTTATCACACCGCAGATAAAGTTTTATTACCTACAAACGATTTACCGTGGGCTACTGTCGTATTGCCAACAACTGAATCTGGTACATCTGGTGTTGGTAGATCTCCACACGGTTTAGTCGAAGGTTCATGGATTGTTGGCTTTTTTAGAGATGGGACCGATGCTCAAGATCCAATCATATTAGGATCAATTGCTTCTTTCAATAGTGTTGAAGCAAATACCAATGAGGGCTTCTATGACCCATCTGGTAATTATCCAAAAAAGACTGACGACATTATCACTAACTATTTAAATGAATCTGATGTAAATAAAGCTGCACGAGGATTAGCAACACAAGCAAGCATTATTCAAGAGCAAATCCGCACAAACAAAGTTGCTAATTCTGACGCAATACCAGATCTTGGGTTTGTTGAAGCTAAATCAAAAGCAGAGATGTTTAAATTGTCTGGTGATGTACCAAACATTTTTTACTTTGATGAACCAGCTTCTCCTGCTAAGCCACAGTATCCATTTAATAAAGTCCTTGAATCTGAATCAGGTCACGTGTTTGAAGTTGATGACACACAAGACTATCAGCGTATAAAGGAAGCACACAGAACTGGAACGTTTTATGAAATACATCCAGATGGATCACGAGTATTTAAAGTAATAAAAGATAATTATGAAGTAACCTTAGGTGATGAGTATGTCAATATTAAAGGCACTTCACGTGTTACTGTAGAAGGCGACTGCAATCTCTTTGTTGTAGGTAATTGCAATACAGAAATACAGGGAAATAAGAATGAACACGTGTATGGCAATTTAACTCAAATCATTGAAGGCTCAGAATTTAAAACCATAAAGGGAAATGCAATACACCAAGTTACTGGTTACATGACTCAGGATATTGGTTCCTACATGACTCAAACAATTGGCGGTTATCTCAATCTAGAAGTTGGATCGAATTATACAGAAACCATTTCTGGTACTCAATCAACAACTGCGTCTGGTCATACTACTATCAATAATAATATTACTATAACTGGCACAACTCATTCAGTAGGTGATGTATCAACAAGTGCAGGGCTATCACCAACACTTGCTACACACAAACATATACCTAACAGTTCGAGTCCTCCACAATAAAGGTTATAAATAGATAGCATGAGTACTCAAATTCTATCAGATAAAAGTCTAGAAACTGTTAAGTCAATAGTAGTTGCTCGTTCGCGCGACTATTCAGATCTAGATTTGCGATTTAAACCACATCCAAGTTTTGGTGATGTGGTACCATTGCGTGATATTGCTGCTATTCGTAATTCAGTTCGAAATTTAATTCTTACTGGATATGGTGAAAGACCATTTCAGCCAAATGTTGGCTGTGGTATTATGAATCAGCTATTTGAAAATTTTAATCCACTTACCGTTGCAGCAATGGAAGAATCTATTTTACGGACAATCAAATACCACGAACCAAGAGTGTCAGTAGCTAAAGTACAAATCGTTGATAAGTCTGACCTAAATTCTGTATTTGTTTCTATATTAATACGAATACTGAATGTCCCAGAATTAGTAGATGTAAATATTTATTTAGAGAGAATTCGCTAATGGCCAATATTAAAAATGTAACTGAGTTAGATTTTGATCAAATCAAAATGAATTTAAAAGCTTATCTTTCAGCTCAAGATAAGTTTGCGGATTACGATTTTGATGGATCAGGCATGAGTATTTTGTTAGATGTCCTTGCATATAACACTCAGTATAACGCTCTCTTAGCTCATACAAATGCGAATGAATCATTCTTAGATTCTGCTCAGCTTCGTGCTAACGTTGTGTCACATGCAAAGTCTTTAGGGTATGTTCCATCATCTACTACAGCAGCTCAAGCAACTATAAACGTCGTTGCTCGTGGAATTAACACAACTCCAAATTCTGTTACTATGCCACGTGGTACAGTGTTTCAAGGATTGATAGGCAATAAGCAATATACTTTTGTAACTAATGCATCGTACACGGCAAGTAAAGACGTAGAAAACTTTTTCTATTTTAACAACGTAGAGTTATACGAAGGCGTTATTGAAACGTTTTCATATCGTATAAATAACCGAATAGAGAATCAAAAATTTAAAATACCAACAGAACAAGTTGACGTAGCTACGTTACTTGTATCAGTGCGCTCTTCTGTTACATCAACCATTGCTGAAATTTATACTTACTATAATAATATACTTGACGTAAAGAATGATTCAAGAGTTTATTACTTACAAGAAAGTTATGATGGTCAATATGAGATCTATTTTGGTGATGGTGTTATTGGCCAAAAGCCTACAACTGGACAAATAGTTGATATTGCATACATCAAAACAAATGGAAAAGAAGCTAATGGCATATCGTCATTTACAATCAATTCGTCACTAGGTGGATTAACAAACATAGTGGTTTCTCCAGCTTCAGGGTTTACTAAAACTCAAACTGGATCTGATCGTGAAAGCATTGACTCAATTCGATTTAACGCACCAATGGCTTTTTCAACTCAAAATCGTGCAGTGACATCAATCGATTATCGTGCAATCTTAAATGCTGAATTTGATTTTATTGAAGACGTATCTGTCTGGGGTGGAGAAGTAAATGTACCACCAACATATGGTAAAGTGTTTATTTCAATCAAGCCGTTTTCAGGCGAGTTTTTATCTGGAACAACTAAGCAAATTGTAAATCGATTTTTGTCAACTAAAAACGTTGGATCAATTACAACTGAGATTGTGAATCCAGATTACACGTTTATTAGTATGGACGTGTTCTTTAAATATGACCCAAATAATACTGCCAAAACAAAAGCGCAACTCGAAGCTGCAGTAAGACAAACTATAGTCGACTATAACGATACTGTATTAGAAAAGTTTGATGGCGTATTACGATATTCTAAGTTACTAAAGGCAATTGATAATACTGATAAAGGTATCTTAAACTCATTTGCTAGAATAAAGATGCATAAGCATGTGCCAGTACGTACTGGCGTTTCTACAAATTATACTGTTAATTTTTCTTCTCCAATCTACATAACAAATACGACTGAACAAACTCTTTCATCATCAACGTTTAGTTATGATGGACAAATTTGTGAGTTAACTGATATACCATCTGCTGTATATCCTAATCGTATTGCACAAATTAGAAACTATAATACAAAAGCAATAGTAAATAATAATGCTGGAACTATTGAGCCAGTAGAAGGAATAATTAGATTAATCGATGTAAGAATTAATTCTATAGAACCTTTATTAATATTTGCTAGTCCAGATTCAAATGACATTGCTCCAAAATTTAATCAGTTAGTTTCAATCGAGTTAGATGATACTCCTGGAGTAACTGTTACTGGTGAAGAAGATACAATCGCTACGCTTGGTTCTGTTGGTGCAACATCTTACACTACGTTTAGTAGACATTGATAACTATGAATTTAGATAATATAGAATCAAGTAAAATTGAATCGATCATACCACGGCAATTAATTGCTGATGCTGGTGGATTAATTCAATTTTTAAAAGAATATTATAATTTTTTAAATGAAGAAGGTGGTCCTTCTCATGTATTAAATAATATTCTTGCAAACAGAGATCTTGACAGAGTTGTTGATGAATTCTTAGAGCTATTACAAAAAGAAGTAGGCGCTGGATTTACTACACAACTAGTTGCTAATAAGGTAAATCTATATAAGAACATAGTTCAGTTTTATCAATCAAAGGGATCTATTGAGTCGTTTAAATTGCTCTTTAGACTTCTGTATAATATAGATGTTAATATATCTTTTCCTAAAGAAAAAATATTAATTGCATCAGATGGTAGATGGCTTCAGCAAAACTCTATATTCATTGAAGCAACCGAAGGCGATGCGTTTGATTTATATGCTAGCGTAATACAATTAACTACCGCTGAAAGAATTGTGACAGTTGAAGTTGAACGTATTAAGAGAATAGGTCTAACGAGTTATTATGAAATTTTTATTACCAAAGATATTAATACGCCATTCATAAATGTTGGTGCTACTATTAATGCTCTTGGTGTTGTTGCATCAGTAATTCCATCTCTTAATACGTATGAAATTGTATATCCTGGTGAAGGATTTAATATTGCACAATTTGTTGATGTTGTTGAAGGTACTGGCACTGGTGTAAAAATAAAAACATCATTGGTAGGACCAAACGGCGAATTGCAACAAATAAAAATGATATCATTTGGTATCGATTATTCTGACGAATTCTATGCACAGATTATTCCTTTAGTAGATGTTGTTGGAGGAGTCGACTTTATTATATCGACCGATCCTGAAGCTGATCATTTAGCCAATCCTACTCGAGCAATTTTAAAATTTAGCAATTCTCCAGTAGCGAAATATCCTGGTGAGTATATTACAAATAATGGATTCTTATCAGATGACATTTATTTGCAAGACAATTATTTTTACCAACAATTTTCTTACTTAATTACATCTTCACAACAAATAGATAATTATAAGAATATAGTCGATAAAACTATTCACCCAGCTGGCATGATTATGTTTGGTGAATTTGAAATTAATAACGAGTTTGACTTATCTAGAAACCTAGATGCATTAAGAAGATACTTTACTAATCGTATTAGCGATTCAGTTGATACCTTTGACGCTAAATCGATTACATTTTTAAAATTAATAAATGACTTTGTTAGTACTAGCGATAATGACTTTTACTCATTGACGAAAGTTATAACTGAGGCTGTTGCAACACTTGATGCAAAAGCTTTAGAAGTATATAAGCTTTTGAATGACACTGTAACAACTAGTGATGCTATTACAATACAAGTATTTAGAGCTAGAACGATAAATGATATCATAAATGGTAATGATATTGCCATTATTACTTTATCAAAACAATTAAATGATGGTATAAATACTAATGACACTGGTGTAATTGAAATTTTAAATAGCATTTACGCCGAAGACTATTTTGCCGAAGATTATTCTGAAGGCGTAACTTCCTTTACTTAGGAGATAACTATGTTAATGAACGAAATGGTAAAAGCTACTGGACGTCTCACAATTGAGATTTTTAGTTCTAGTGGTCTTTTAAAAGAAAAAGTAAATGTTCCAAACTTAGTAGTTACTACTGGTAGGAATTATATTGCTTCGAGAATGACAGGGGCAACTCCAGCTGTTATGAGCCGTATGGCAGTTGGTACTGGAACTACAGAACCAGTAATAGCCAATACCACATTAGAGACAGAACTTACTCGTGTAGCACTTGATTCACAAAATACTACAGACAACGTATCAACGTATATTGCAACATACGGTGCTGGAATTGCTACTGGTGCTATTACTGAAGCTGGTATTTTTAACGCAGCAAGTGCCGGCACAATGCTTTGTCGTACTGTATTTGGTGTAGTTACAAAAGCTGTTGACGACATCATGGTAATCACTTGGAACGTAACAATATCTTAAGAGAAGATTAACTCATGGTTGCTATAGTTAGGCCGAATTTTCACCACACTATGACTGAATCGATTTACGAAAAGATTCAGAATAAATCAGCAAATTATCATTACTATATTGGTAAGATTTTGCCATGGATTGGTGAAGGCGTTATTACTCAAGCACCATTGCCCGTTAATAATTACGTATCAGAAAATGATGCTAGAAATAACATCATTAGTGTAAAACAAATTGCCATTAATGATGTATCATTTATTACTCGTAGAATTGATTGGACATCAGGCACTGTTTATGACGAGTATAATGATTCGTACATCAATGAAGCAGATCGTAATTTTTACGTCTTAACAGAAGACTTTAGTGTTTATAAATGCATCAGCAATAATGGCGGCATTCCATCTACTGTAAAGCCTACAGGTTCTGATACTGGGTATTTTGAAACAGTAGATGGTTATATTTGGAAGTTCGTGTATTTTATTCCATTATCATTAAGGAATAAATTTTTAACTGGTGCATACATGCCAGTTATTAAGAAAGTGAAAAACCAATATTATTCTGCTGGAACTATAGAAGACTATGTTATTAATGATTCAGGACAAGACTACGATCCAGAAGAAACATATGGAGTTGTTGTTGGTGATGGCGAAGATGGGGATGTTGATTTAGTAATTGAAGCAGGCCAGATCGTTGGTGTTGTCATTAATAATCCTGGAACCGGTTATACTACTGCTGTATTAAATATAGTAAAAGGCCCGACAGATCCTGGATCTGGAGCGAGTATTAGTTTAGTACTTTCTTCTCCTGGCGATTTGGATAGTTTACAAGCTGACGTTGAAACATTAACAGTTGATGGTGATATATCAACAATTCAAATATTGACATCAAACGTTGGATATACTTCTCCACCAGCAGTTACTATTACAGGTGACGGAACTGGTGCAACGGCAATTACTCAACTAGACATCTTTGGTCGAGTTGTAAAGGTGATATTAACTAATCGTGGATCCGGATATCACTATGCATCCGTGAGTATTGCTTCTCAGGGAATAATCACGACTACTGCTAGAGCAGTTATATCTCCTCCCAATGGTCATGGCTTTAATGCACCAAGAGAACTATTAGCTGATACATTGTGTTTTTATATTTCGTTTGAAAATGAATTAAACCAAACTCTTATTGTAAATAACCAATTTAGACAATTTGGAATTATAAAAGATATTGAGCTGTTTGATGAAAAGCGTTTGTATATTAATAACTCGGGTTCTTCATGCTATTTGCTTGAAGGAGCTTTAGCTGGATCATCATTTCCAGAAGATGCGAATATACATACTGCGTTATTTGCAAAAACATTAAAGATTGTTTCATCAGAAAATAATAAGCTTTTAATAAATTCAGAAACTGGAGCTATTCCAGTAATAGGTGATGTGTTTTTTAATACAAATGAATCTGCTAGTTTTACTGTCACAGCAATAACCGAGCCACAAATTAATAAGTATTCTGGTGAACTTATATTCATTGATAATCGATTAGCATTCACTTCTTCTGATGAACAAACTGTTGTATTTAGAACATTCATCAAGTTTTAATTATAAATACTTGATATAAGACATATTAGGAATAACGTCACATGGCAATTAATTTTAACGCTGATCCATATTACGATGATTTTGATGAAACTAAAAACTTTCATCGTATTCTATTTAAGCCAGGTGTTGCTGTTCAAGCACGTGAACTAACGCAACTACAAACTTCTATACAAAACCAAATTAAACGATTTGGCGATAATATTTTTAAAGAAGGCACTATTGTACATGGTGGTGAGCGAGCTTACGATAGAAACTATGAAGCAGTAAAACTTCAAGCAAGTTATAACGATGGTACAACAACATATAATGCTAATACAGAATTAACTGGACTGATTGGTGATGAAATTTATGGTATAACTTCTGGCGTTAGAGCATTAGTTGTAAATGTGGTTGCATCAAATACTGCTGGTGATCCTCCTACAATATATGTTAAGTATACAAATTCTGGTACGAATAAGCAGACTTATACTTTTGCTGATAATGAAGTAATTATAAACTCATTTAATAATAAGAAATTTAAAAGCTTAGTAACTAATGCTACAGCAATTGGTACAGCGTATACTATTACAGCTGGTGTTGCTTACGTTAAAGGTTATTTCGTATACTTCCCACGTCAAACATTGATTTTAAATAAGTATGAAAACATTGATACTGCTATTGTAGTATTTAATGTTAATGAATCAATTAGGACTTTTACACAAGATTCAACTCTTCTTGATCCTGCTTCTGGTTCTTACAATTTCGCTGCACCTGGTGCGGATAGGTATTATATTGAACTGGTCATTGGTAAAAAAGAATGGCAACCAACTACTATTGTTGATGATGATGTTATTGAGCTAGCAAGAATTCAAGGCTCTAATATCATTAAAGAAAATAAAAATACAGAATATGCAGTTCTTCAAGATACTTTGGCTAGAAGAACTTATGACGAATCTGGCGACTATATTGTTCGTCCATTTGACATTAAAGTAATTGAGCATTTACAAAGTCCTACTCAACGATTAGGTTATTACACCGCAGCGCGTGGTGGTACTGGAGATAAGTTTGTTGCACAAATATCTGCTGGTAAAGCATACGTTCAAGGATATGAAGTAGAGGGTATTAAAACTTCTATTATATCTGCAGATAAAGCGCGTGACACTGCCTCAGTAACAAACGGGTCAGTGTTTATTCCATTCGGCAATAGCATAGACATTACTAATGTGTTTGATACATTGACGAATCCAGAAGAATTTACTCGAGTAGATTTATATAATCGATATGTTGCAACACCTGGTTCTATCGCTGGTGCTGGCACTAAAATTGGTACAGCACGCGTATCGAATATACAATATATTTCCGGAACAGTTGGATCGACAGCATCAGTATATAGAGCATATCTGTTCGATATTCAAATGGAATCTGGTTTTTCATTTACTAAAGATGTAAAAGCTTTATATCAAGATTCAGGTGCAGTCAAACCTTTAGACTTTACTGCTGACGTAGCGCCTACTAACACATTACTTACTGGCACAATTTCTGTTACATCCGGAGCCAGTGCAGTAACCGGCGTTGGTACACGTTTTACTTCTCAACTTCGTGTTGGTGACTATATTAGTTTTGGTGCACAGATTGGTAGAGTAAATAACATAACGAATGACTTAGCTTTGGTGTTAGGTGCTAATGCATTAACTACAGTAAGCGGTGCTAACTTCTTTATTCAATCAGTTTCAATCAATGATCAAGAACTAAATACTAGCATATTTCCTATGCCAGCACCAAATATTGAAACTATAGATCCTACTGGAGTAAATACGTCGTATTCAGTGCGTCGAGCAGAAGCTAATGTTACTCTTTCTGGAGGACAGCTTCAAGTTATTGCGAATTCGAATGAAACGTTTTCAAGTTTTTCAACCGATAACTATCAAGCTTGGAATAATACTACTGGTGCTGCAATTGATATTGCTGGTAAATTAACGTTTACTGGTATCAATACTATCGTAACATTAGATTTAAGCTCTGTTGGATATACTAATGAAACAATTACGTTTATTAATACTCGACAATTAACGTCTACTGCTGCTGATAAGAAAACAAAAACTTTAGTAGCAAATGCAACTCTTGATAAAGTAACAGCTGGTACCGCTGCAGTTTCTAATATCTCTCTAGAAAAGGCTGATGGATATAGATTAGTTTCTGTTGTGATGGACGCTGGATCGTTTGCTACTCCAGCTGGCACTTATACTGTTGATATTACTTCACGTTATACTTTTGATAATGGTCAAAGACTTAGCCATTACGCTCCAGCATCAATTTCTTTAAAATCAGGAGCAGCACTTCCTACTGCACCAATTCGAATTACTTTCGATTATTTTAATCATTCATTTGATGGTACGTTCTTTACCGTTGACTCATATACAGCTTTAGACTATAAAGATATACCAACAGTTACTATCTCTGGTCAAACATTTGTGCTGAGAGATTGTGTAGACTTTAGACCACGCATGAATGATGCTGGTACAGGATTTTCCGGCACTGGCGGAAGAATATCTTACTTCCCAGATTTCGAAAATGACTTGATTACTTCATACGAATATTATTTGCCACGTATCGATAAACTCGTATTAAGTCGTGATGGCGAATTAACCTTTATAAAAGGACAAAGCTCGTTAAAGCCAAAAGAACCAGAAGCTCCAACTGGTACTATGACTTTATATATTTTTAAACAAAAGCCATATGTTTTTGATTTAAAGGACGATATTGAAATTGTAATTGTCGATAACCGCAGATATACTATGCGCGGTATTTCGAAACTAGAAGAAAGAATTAAGAATGTTGAATACTATACATCCTTAAATCTATTAGAGCAAAATGCTCAAAATTATCAAATAAAAGATCAGGACGGATTAGACAGATTTAAAAATGGATTTGTAGTTGATTCATTTTCTGGCCATGGTATTGGCGACGTATTCAATAATGATTACTCTGTATCAATAGACTTTGATAAAGAAGAATTGCGGCCGATGGCAAAAACTAATATGATGAGACTAGAAGAAGTAAATACTTCTAAAGTTTCTCGTTTAGCTAATGGCTACGTAAAAGTTGGCGATATGATTACTTTACCATATAAGCTTCAAAGATTTATATCAAATAATTATAACTCAACTACCACTGAACTAAACCCATTTAAAATGATAAGTTTTGCTGGTAAAGCTTATGGTATACAGCAAGATTACTGGTTTGAAGAAAATATTCTACCAGACCTCTATACAAATGAAAATGGAAATTACGACTCATTAAAATCTACAGCTGTTGCAAAAGGTACTTATGGTACAGTTTGGGGTGGTTGGGAAGAACTGTATCTTGGCAAAGCAGCTGATGGTTTAACTGAAAGCACTCTTAAATATAGAGCTGGCAAAAAGTACGAAGTTAAAGAGTATACAACAAATAAAACAAAAACTTACGTTAAGTCTTCTGCCGTTATTCCAAAAATGCGTGATATTAATATTGATTTTCACGTTGTTGGATTAAAGCCAAACACTAGAATATTTGTCTTCTTTGATAATATTAATGTCACCAATGATACTCATACTTTAGCACAAGGCGCTACTCAATATAATAACGATTTTTCTAGATTTTCTGATATTATGTTTGCTGGTCAAAACATATTTAGTAAAGACGTTTTAGCAACAGATGAGAGCGGTGAAGTACACTTACGATTCCAATATAAGTCAAGTAAATATGATTTAAATACTGGCACATATACAATTAGAGTATCTGATTCAGCTGACAATAATCCAGATCTTGAATCGACCGGCGCTAGTATGACATTTACATCTTCTGGCGAATTACGTAATATCGTAACTGAACATGTTGCAACACGTAATGCCAGATTGATTGACAGTGTCGTGAAAGAAGAAGATAGAATTACAAACAAAGTAATTCAAAAAGAAATTACAGTAATACCAGTAGCAGTTACTGGTGGAAATAGATCTGGCGCTGTGGTAGATGCAGTTACTGTTGTTGATGAAGGGACTTTTATATGTACTGGCGGTAAAGTATTAGGACCAGGCGGATTCTGCATATGTCCTAATGGAACTTTACTAGATTCTTCTTCTGGCCTTTGTGAAGATGCAAGAACAGTTGATCCAGCATGGATTCCTTCTGGAACCTTTATACGTTCATTCTGTTCAGGATTTGATCTATATTATGTTCGAGCTAATGGCATTGGTGGAGAACTTTCGCCAGCATTAATACGAGAAAATGATGTTGCAGATTGTGGATACGTCGCAGAAGCTATTTCGTTTCCTGCAGCTGGAACAGATCTTGGATTTACTTTCTGTAGAGACTTTCACTCATATCATGCATATACTGATGGAAAGGGTGGTACCTATACTGCGATATACGAGCAGCAATCAGTAGCCGATTGTAATTTTGAAGTACCAATTAATCCAGATGGATGTCCTAATGATGGCACATTCATTGAATCATTCTGCATTGATAACGATGAAGTATTTTATTATGCTGATGGCTCTTGCGGAGTAACGTTTACAACATCAGTTGGTGCGTGCGCTCCTGAAGTACCTTATGATAATATTATTACTATTAGAGTAGGTGGAACAGAAAACGATATTAATAATAATGCTGTTATTGATGTCGGTGAAGTAGATACAGTCTCTATCAATGATATAGTAGATCCTGTTGGTGTAATTGATGCAATTGCAGGATGGGTATTCGGTATTACATTAAGCGAAGCTCAAAAAGCATGGGTTGCTGCTGAAGCTGCAGCACAAAATATTACTGCAGCAACCTTTTCTGCTGCAACTGTATCAAGTGAGAATATTCTTGCCGATGGACGTATTGATGTTATTGACCTTTCTGGCAATCTTATTATTCCAGCTAGTTATAACGCTGAAGCAGAAAGGGTTGCTAATTTTATAGCACAGATGATTACTGAAGGCGCTGCAAGTAATGTTAGCGATTCGAGTGCTGTGACAGCAATTAATAATAGTGGTGGTGTTGGCTCCGCAGCTGCGCAAACATATATAACAGCACTTGCAATACAAGCAACTACGGCAATTGCAAATTCTGGAACTACATCAGCTGATATATGGTGGAAAGAAGTTGCCGATGTTTCTAAATCAAATGGCGCGGTATAACAGGATAAATACATAAATGGCTTATAAGATTATTACACCTTTAGCACAATCATTCTTTGTTGAAGAAGCTTGTGTCATTACATCGATTGATTTATTCTTTGCTACAAAGGATCAACGCAATCCAGTCAATATTCATCTGCGCGAAAATAAGAATGGCGTACCTGGAAATTATATGTTACCTTTTTCTGAGGTACTATTAAAATCTTCTCAGGTATATACTTCAACAAATGGAAAGATTCCTACGTACATAGAATTTGATTCTCCAATATATGTTAAACCAGGAGAATATTCTGTATGTATTGGTTCTGGTTCAGATGAGTACTCTATACACATTTCAGAAATCAATCAAATTGATGTGAACACTGGAAGAAAAATTCTAGTGCAACCATCATTAGGATCGCTGTATAAGTCTTCTAATAACTTGACCTGGACGCCAGTACAAGAAGCTGATTTAAAATTTGCAATATATCGCGCAGTATTTGATACTTCTGTTGTAGGCAATATAGACTTTACTATTAATAAAACTGGTCTAACTACTGAGCAATTAACAAAAGATCCGCTTGAAGTTTTTAATGGATCTAACTTAATGCGAGTTCATCACTTTAATCATGGCATGACAAATGGGTCATATGTAAAACTCTTGGGTATTCAAGAGGCATACAATGCAATGACTCAAACTGCTAAGACTTTATATGGCGTATCTTTTAACAGTATCATATATAATAATTTAGAAATAAGTAATGTTACACCAAATAGCTACACAGTTGAGTTATCTGGCAATGCAAATGCTGATGCTAGATTTGGTGGTTCTTCAGTTATAGCAGAAAGAAATATTATAGTTGATGCGTTGTATCCAGTCATTGGCAAAATTGAAGAGTCTAGTACTCATATTACTCCAAAGATAAAATCAACATCTACTGATTATGTTCTTGATTCCAATTATCAAATATTAGAAAAATCTACAAATGAATTAAGTTCTCGTAGAATTGTTGCTTCTCCAGCAAACCAAGAGTTGCTATTGGCTGGTGCTGATACTTTAGAATATAGATTAGAATTAACTACTACTAACGAACTTGTTGCGCCAATGGTTGACGCTCAACAACTTGGACTATTAGCAATTCAAAACTTAGTTGATAATCCAATATATTCAACTTCTAATCCAATATCAGAAGATATCGTAACACTCTTTAGCGCTGTAGCTTCAGTCGTTGCAACTCAAGTGAGTGGATCAGTTGGTGTAATTACAATACCTACGGCTCACATATCTGATGTTGCATCACTTACTGCTGGAAATATTATTAATATAACCAGTTCATCAAATACTGGCCAGGCAAGAGTAGTATCAATAGCGCAAGATAATACTTCAATTACTGTTGATTTATTCTCTGGGAACTTTACAACTGGAACAGGTACTACAACGATTACTTATGGTAAGAATTTTATTACTGAAGAAGCTGCTACTGCTGGTTCGGTATATTCAAAATATATTACTCGTAAAATTGACTTTAAGAATCCGTGTACTTCTATTAATGTTAGATTAGATGTAAACAAGCAAGCTGGAACTGATATTACTTTTTATTATAAAACATTGCTAACTGGTGAATCACTTGATATTACTTCAAAAGAATATACAAAATTAGACTATATTGTTCCAATCACTCTAGCAAATGAGTTCCAAGAAATAGAAATTCAAAAAGATGACTTATCGCCATTTGTAAGTATCGTATTTAAAATTGTATTTACTTCAACAAACGGAAAAGCACCTAAGTGTAGAAACTTGCGACTAATCGCATTGGCATAATTATGGCATTATTAAAAGTACAACCAATTGATGGACACGAGCACTTGTTAAAAGACACTGATAGTAAAGCTGTGATCAATGCTGATACTGTTGGATTTGATACGTATATAAAAAAAAGAGAAAAACAAAAAGAACTTTTTAATAAAGTAAACGATTTGGAAACAGATATAAATAGCATTAAGAACGATATTAATACTATATTATCTCTATTACAGAAAAAAGAATAGGAATAACAATGTCTGTTGCATTAACACTTAGAAGTATAAAGGGCTCTCGGTTAACTAATACCGAAATGGATAATAATTTCATTAATATTAGTGACGAGTTAGACTTAAAGGCTACAACAGCAAATCCTGAATTTACTGGACTTGTACTTGTGACTGGCGACTTACAAGTTACTGGTACTACTACATTTGTTAATACTCAGAATCTATCAATAGCTGATACTACACTTTATCTGAATAGACGTATTGAAGGTACTATAACAAATGCTGTTGGTGATGGAACCAATGTAGTATATACGGTAGATAATAATTATACTGTTGGAGATTTTCTTACAGTAACTGACGTTACTCCTTCATCATTTAATGTTGCTGGTGTGGTAATTACTGGTGCTACTTCAAGCACTGTTACGATTGCATCTATTAATACTGATACTTACGGAAGTGGTGGAGAAACATATAGTAAAACTACAGCAAATCCAGATCTTGGACTTGTTGGTGGTTATAACTCCACCGGCTTACTAAGTGGATATGCTCACTCTGGAATATTTAGAGATGCTAGCGATTCTGGCGTATGGAAATTTTATGATGGGTATATACCAGAACCTGTAGGCACGATCAATACTTCTGATGCTAGTTTTTCATTGGCTCCTATTGCTGCTTTAAGTGTAACGGCTAATGATTTTAATTCTACGTCAGATATAAAATTAAAGAAAAATATTTCTGTTATAGAAAATGCATTAGATATAGTAAATCAATTAGAAGGTGTAAATTTTGAGTGGAAGGATTCTGGCAAAAAATCGATTGGCGTAATTGCACAACAGGTTGAACAGGTAGTTCCAAATATAGTAATTACTGGTTCTGATGGAATAAAAAGAGTTTCGTACGATTCACTTATTCCCATATTAATAGAGGCAATTAAAGAACTATCTGCTAAAATCAAATAAACCTTCCGCCGAGTTTCTTAAGGAGATACGAAGATGGCAATAAAGGTATCAGGAGTTACGATTATTGATGACAATCGTAACTTAGTCAATGCTAACGTAAAAAGCAAACAGCAAGATCTTGGTAGCATTTCAGGTGTTAACACTGTAAATTTTAATAATGGCGAAACTGTAGTAGCAACCATTACTGGTAATACTACGTTTACTGTTTCTAATCTTACGTCTGGCGCAGTAAATACAATTTATTTTATTTTGACCAACCCTGGTGCTGGCGCTATTACTTGGCCTATAGGAACACAATGGGATAAAGGAAATTTGCCGGTATTATATTCTAGTGGAAAAAC